TACGAAGAAGGCATTATCTACAAGCTGCCAAAAATCGCACAAAACGCATTGAAGGCGCCGAGCGGATTATCTGAGGTCGTCCCGGCTGATGGCGGTTTTCTGGTAGGCACTCAACGCCAGCCCGGTGTTGGGATGCGTTCCGATTCTGAATTGGGGCAGGTGTGGAACCGCGCCGCCAATGTAGAGATTGGCCCAAACTCTAACGGTTTGACGATGAACATGGTCGATGAAACCAGCCGCGCTAACGGTTCACGCTGGGGTGGTGTGCTTGGTTACTGGTTAGCAGAAGCAGCCGAAAAAACAGCAAGCAAGCCAACTTTCGACCAACTGGAAGCTAAGCTGAAAAAAGTGGCGGCGTTACTTTATGCTACTGATGAAGTGCTGCAAGACGCAACCGCGCTGGCGAGTTTGGTTAACATGTTGGTCCCAAGCGAACTGGCATTCCAAAAAGACGATAAAGCAATTAACGGCTCAGGCGTTGGTGTTCCGCTGGGCATCCTCAACTCGCCCGCATTGGTGACAGTGGCTAAAGAAACAGAGCAAGCCGCCGCAACCATCGTTGCACAGAATATCATCAACATGTATTCACGGCGCGAAGGCAGTCCTACAAATTACGTTTGGTTTGTCAATCAAGAAGTTGAGCCGCAATTGCACCAACTTAATTTGCCAGTTGGCACAGGTGGCGCATTGGTTTATATGCCACCCGGTGGATTATCCGCTTCGCCATACGGTTCATTGTACGGGCGTCCAGTCATTCCGATTGAGCAAGCGTCCGCGCTTGGCACGGTTGGCGATATTATGTTTGTCAATATGCAAAAATACTTGACCATCAGCAAAGGTGGCGTTCAGTCCGCTGAAAGCATTCACGTCCGCTTCATTTATGACGAATCTGTGTTCCGATTCGTTGAACGTGTTGACGGTATGCCGATGGTTAAAGCGCCTTTGACACCATTCAAAGGTTCTAATACTCGCAGCCCGTTTGTTGCTCTGGCAACCCGCAGCTAAAGGATAGGAGAAAATAACATGCAATCTGTAAGCAAACGACATGCAATTCCCGTGCTTTATCCTGTAGCCGATGCCTTCGCTGGTACTGTTACCAGTGACGTTGTAGAGGTTCAGGGTGAAAGCATTTTATTCGAGATTACCAAAGGCGTCGGGGCAACCGGAACCAGCACCATCACTGTTTTGTCTTGCGACGACACCACACCAAGCAACTCGGAAGCCGTCGCTTTTCAGTATCGGATTAGCACCACGCCCGATACTTGGGGCGACTGGACACAAGCCACCACCGCTGGATTTACTACCACAGCAGGTAGTAATCAGATGTACCAAATTTGGGTAAACGCCCAATTGTTGGCAGCTAATAACTACGCCTATGCACAGTTGAAAGCCGTCGAGGTTGTAAATTCGCCAGTGGTAGGATGCATCAATGCCTACATCGAAAACACGCGCTACCAAGACCAGCCATCTAGCCTGATTGATTAGTTTTACATGTTGGCGGGGTGTCTACTGATGCCCCGCCGTAACCTAAAGGAGTTACGACATGGCGCAATTACGCAGCAAATATTCACAAGCCGGATTAAAATATAAAGACGGCGCGACCACCATCCAAGATGTCAACAACACCGCAAATGGCGGCGTCAAGCCTGCCACTGCAGCCTATGCGGCTGATGGTGCGATTGCCTTATATTCGCATACGGCCGTTATCACCAAAGGAACCGCCGCCGCTATGACATTGGCAGCGCCGACAGCAACCACACACGACGGCATGATTATCACTGTTGTGTCTGACACCGCCGCCGCCCATACCGTTACTGCAACTACTGTAGGATTCAACAAAGCAAATGCAGCGGGCGACGTTGGTACGTTTGGCGGCGCGATTGGCGATGGGTTTAGTTTTGTTGCCTATCAAGGTGAATGGCTGGTTCTGACTAATACCAATGTGACAATCGCATAGGGGGGGGGCGGCAATTGTATCTCAGATTATGCAAATTCAAAGGTACAAGGCGACGCGATGAAAATAACATTTCTAAAAGATTGTGATCCGACCTGGGATTCTGGCTGGAGTGCATACAAAAAAGGCGATTTGGCCGATTTGGTGCGCGGCGCAAACCTTGTAAAGCGTGGCATTGCGCGTGAAGGTTGGGGGACATTTATCCCAGAACCAGAACCAGAACAAAGCAATGCAATATATGCAAATGAAAAAGCGAACGCCACAAAAGGCGCGATCAAACTGGCAAACGCCCACGGGCTTTTATTGTATAGCATCGCAGATGGCGACGAGCGTATCACGGTTGGTGATGTCAAAAAGCACATTGAGGATTAAATGATCTACGCGACAATAGCACAGGTGCAAGCATATCTCGACGTTGCTGGCGATGATGACTTGATAGGCGAACACCTCAACGCGGCAACCGCCGCAATTGAGACATACACTAACCGCAAATTCCAAGTGCAAAACAACACCGCGCGCTATTTTGATTCGTGCGAAGATGTGGACTACCTTACGCTATACCTCGACCATGATTTATGCGAAATCAACAGCATAACGAATGGCGACGGAACGGCCGTTCTTGCCGCCCAATATGTCACCAATCCCCGCAACACCACGCCGTACTACTCTATCAAGTTGAAAGGCTCATACTCGTTGCGGTGGGAAGATGACGATAACGGCGACAGCGAGGACGCGATAGCCATTAGTGGGAAATGGGGTTATAGCCAAGTGCCGCCCGCTGACATAGAGCAGGCTTGTATTAGGTTAGCAAGTTATTTCTATCGCCAAAAAGACAGTCAGGTTTTTGACGTGACAGCGACGCCAGAACTGGGACAGCTTACCATTCCGCAGGGGATGCCCGCCGATGTGCGAGTAATGCTAAATAGGTATCAAAGAGCATGACAACTATCTCAGATTGGGTTGACGCATTCAGATCACCGAGCCTTACCGTCTCTGGCGTGGCTAGATACTACGATGCACCGCCGAAGTCGATAGACTTGTCAGGCGGGGCAGTCGCTTACCCGTGGCTGTTCGGATTTGACAATGGCGACTTTGAATACTCGTGCAACTCCCTAAATGAAGGTATGACAATGCGCTATGAGGTAATCACTCAGGCGGTGGCACAGTCTGATTTGGCCGTCAACTATCAAGAAGTTATCGACATGATGGACGCCGTTATTGTGGCCTTACGGGCGATGACTATCAAGAACTTTATGTCCTTCTCGTTGTCAATTGCAACGCGGGCAGTGGGTGACGTGAATTATTGGGCAGTCATCGCGGATGTGACAGGAACGGATAAATTATGACAGAAACAAAACTAGAATATGTTGCAATGGTGGACATCATGACTGACCCTATTTGGAAGCGGGGAACGGAACCGACACCAGAGCAATTAAAACAAATCAAAGACATTAGAAAATACGTGTATTTGGGGCAGGTGCAAACCAAAACAGCCACCAAACGCACACTAAAGAAAAGTGAGGACTAAATTATGGCAGACTCAGGTAAACTAGCCAGTTTTACATTCAACTCAGTAACGTTTGACGAAACCGATTGCTTGCAAGGGTGGAACCTTAATGATGCAATCAATGAGATTGTGTACCAGTGTGACAGCATGGACAAAGGCGTGGCCGGTACACGCACCGTCACGTTTAGCGGGTCGATGGCATTATCCGCCACAGATACTGCTAAACTAGCGGCATTAACGCCAGGCGCTACCGCCGCAGATTTTGAAGCACACCCAAGCGGCGACACGGCGACATATATTGAGGTTTCTAGCACAGACTCATTATGCGTATCTGCCAACCTGTCAACGGCGGCGAACAGCGTCCACACGGTTGATTTTAGTATTAGATTAAATGATGTGACCATCGGGGCAGCTACCTAAATGATTGACAGCTTTGAGATAGTAGAACTGTATCAGCATCATCTTGAAGCGTGGGAAGATGCCTACTGGGAAAAACGCGAGAAAGTCAAACGCGAACAGATCGGGCGCTCTAATGACGAGGGCTTGACTGTTCGCGCCGCGTTTATCGCTGGATGGTTTGGCGATAAATATACCGTTGACGTTGACGACAGAATGAGGGCGCTAAAGCCTCATGAGGTTCTGACACTAGCCACAATGGTATCAGAAGCGCGTGAGGTGGCGCGTTCCATCGACCCTTTCTTGCGCTGGCGATTTATGAGCATGTCTTTAGCCAAGCAGCGCCACCTCGTGAGCTACGCAAGGCTTGGCGCGTTAAAAGCTGGGGAGATCCTGACAGTAACGGTTGGGGACAATGGCGGGCTGGAGATATTGAGCGAATCAACTATTGCCTCAACATCTTCAACGCTTGCGACGGATACAAACGAGCAGCCGGAAATACGGTAAGCTGGACACAATCCCATCCTGACCAATGGGATGTTGTATCTAAATTGATGGCACTAAAAAAAGAGCAAAAGGCCGCAAATGGGAACACGTAGAAAGTTGAGCATTGTCGTTGACGCTGAATATGAAGGGAAGCGTGAAATAACGCAAT